CCATACAATCTTGTGCGGCGTGCCATCCTTCATGACGCATCACACTCATCAGAATATGTGGACGACCCATAAATCTTTCGTTCAAAAAGAAGTTATTAGAGACAGTGTGATAGACACCACGATGTCCTACTGGAAAATACTTCTCTGGTGCTAGAAACACCTTAACTCCGATTGTGTTAAGGGAAGAAAGCATTGAGTTGAACTCAGAAGTAATAGGATAAAAGGAATCAGTATTAGGATACTGACTAGAAACATCCAAAAGGTTATTGATTTCTTTGACTCCATCGGTACATTCTCCCAGTAGCATACACCCCATTGCATCCATACTGTAGTAACCTTGTGTTAGTTCTTCTTCAGCTTGAACTGGAGTCGTCCCTAATAGGCAAGTACCAATCAGGATTGAGCTCAAGACATTTTTCAAGTTTGTAAATCTGTTCACGTTTGGTCTCCTTCAAATAATTCTGAAAATGGTGTTCAATGTTGTTTGTATTTTGATTGCCTTGACTTACCCAGTCATGACAAAATTCGTAAACTGATCGACAATGTTCTTCTAAATGATGACTAAGAGCGCGAAAGACCATTGCTCTCATTTGCATACGGTCATCAGCGTATCTCCAATCTTTTGGAAACTCAGACATAGTAAAGATTCATCCTTCGTTAGTATATATCGCAATGACTAATCACTTTCTGTCTCACAAACTCCGAATTTAAGTTTGTTGATTTCTGCCAACAAAATCATGTGTTCATTCTCTAAAGATTCCATTCTCCATTGAAGTTTCTCTACTAACTCATAGATACTTTTACATTCAGAGATATTTTGTTCTCCTCTGTCGGAGTCGTCATAAAACCACTCCAACATCTTTTGCACTTTTTTCTTCATAAAAAAAGGGGAACCTTTAAGTCCCCCAAGTATACTAGATTTAGTTAAGGGTGTCAACAGCATCAAGTGCTTTCTGACGAAGATCCTCAGGAAGAGGAACGTAACCGAGACCATCAGACATTGCTTGTGCTTTCTCACTCAACATATAACGAAGAGTCTCCTTCACACCAGTCTTGGATTCAGGATACGCTAGGATCCAAGTAAGGGAGACAATAGGGTATGCATTGTCACCAGCAGGATTAGCATCAGCACCACGAAGTTGGTCGTCAAGGACGATTCTTGACAGACCTGCTGCAGATGTTTCAGCATTTGCTGTGACATAGTTACCTGCTTTGTTTTGCAGGGATACTTGTTGGAAACTATTACTGTTGACAACAAAACCATAGTTCAGGTAACCAATAGCACCTTCAAGTTGTTTGATACCAGCAGCAACGCCACTGTTACCTTTACCGCCAATACCAGCAGGCCATGCTACTGCTTTACCAGTGCCGACATTCTTCTTCCACTCAGGAGAGAATGCAGACAGGGAGTTAGTGAAACCTTTTGTGGTGCCACTACCATCAGAACGCCATACAGGAACAATAGTTTTACTATCACATCCAAAGGTAGACCAGTTAGTAATCTTACCAAGATATACATCAGCAAGTTGTGTCTGTGTCATCTTGACTTCACAACCAGGATAGTTATATGCAGGAACAATAGCACCACCAGTCATAGGAATGTGGACCATTGGAATCTTCTGATTCTCATCACTTACAGCACCATCACTGGCACCAAAGTCAACTGTGTTAGCAATATACTGACGGACACCAGCACCACTACCAACTGCTTGATAGTTTACTTGATTACCAGTCTCTTGATTATATCTTTGAAACCATGAAGTATAAAGAGGAGCAGGGAATGTAGCACCTGCTGCATCAAGTCTGAATGTAGTATTATCCGATCCACTACCACAGGCAACCATCAGAGGAGTGACAGCAGCGATTGATGCGATTGCTTTGAGTTTCATTTTAGTAAAAAAACTTCTTTATATAGAGACAATTAATACAATTTTAACCATTAAAAAGGGACCCTCGTCAGGGTCCCCGAACATCTAGATGTTTATTTTATATGAACGATCAGAAGTTGTACTTGACGCCCAACTTAGCTCCGTAACCACGGTCAAGATCTTCGTCGCCTGAACCAACGAAGGATACTTCACCATATGCACCGAGTGCTTCAGTCAGTCCGAGACCCAGACCTGCCTTACCAGAAGGAACGGTATCGCTTTCGCCACCGTCAGGGGAGACTACACTAGCGCCGCCTTGGACGTAGTATGATGCGCTCTCACCAATAGCACCTTCGTACCCTACGTGAAGGTCTGTCGTCGTTGAATCATAATCAGATCCAGTCCAACCAGCATTAGCTTCTACATTGACGTAGGGACCTGCAAGGGCAGCGCCGGCGGATGCGAACAGAGCAGCGGAGGCTGCGAATACAGATTTAAACATTTTTGTTACCTTTATTTACTTGCGGAATGGATACCCGCAGATGGATAGGGACTCGACTGTCCCGTTTAAGTATTACCTTTTGTTACTTTAATTGTCTGAAAGACAAAAGGTTAAGTATTTATACTACTAAAAATTGAATAGTATGTCAAGTAGTGTGGGTAACACCACTTTGTGTGAGTAGCCCTACATTTGTTGGGTGGGGTCACTTACTTATAATATCCGAGAGTACCTACTTTGTCAAGCGTGTAGGGGAATCTAAATTACGATCTATTACCCCACTGTATTCCTGGATATGCATCCGATACATTTTTCTTACTAATTTTATATTTCGACTGTATACTGTGGTCCTTCGTGAGCAAGAGAAGTTCTGCCTCTAGGGGATGTAGACCTTCTAGAATATTGATAAACATAGTCTCCCTCTTCATAGAAGAGAGTCCGTCGTTACCACCTTTAATAAAGTTGTAAAAATATTTGTATTCTTTTCTAATAGAAGTCTGTCCTTGATCCTGAGAACCAAGGGATTGAGAACCCAGTTCACTCATCATATTCACTGCAGTTTCAATCCTCTCTCCTAGTGTTCCAGAATAAGAAGTTTGTTCTTTAGTGCTAGCAAATGGTGCAACACCTTCAGGAAGTAGGGAGATTACACTCTCATCAAAGTTCCAAATCAATAAAGTCTGCAAAGAAGGATCGTTATATTCCCTTAGTACCTGAGCCTTCTTTGCGTTTGTTTTTTGTTTTGATGCAAGATTTAGAACTTCAAAAGCGAATGGATTCGCAGGAAGTCTCTCAATAGTATCAGAGACTTTAATCGAAGTAGCCATAATTTAAATCAATTTCTTTTATTTAGTTATCGAATCGTGGGTACATCTGACCAGTGTGTGGTCTTGTGGGTTCAACAGCAGAGACAATCGTCATATTTTTACTTAACCAAAAATCGGTATACCTTTCTCCTTTTTGGAAGTCTTCATATGTAGGATAAATTGTATAACCAATGTCTGTTGGAACTGGAATTGCAGATCCAAATTCTGCATTCTCCACAGATCCATCAACTGCCGTTTGTAACCCAGGAAAAACGTAATCAGCCATCAGACTACCCTCCCACAGAATAGAACTCCAGTAGTTCTGGAACTTTCATTCGTATCATAAGATCCGTCAATAACTTCCCAGACTTCACTACCACTAATGGTTACTCTATCACCTCTTTGAATATTTGCATATATTTGATTGTACTCAAACTGAATAATTCCAAAATCATCTGGTAGATAATAAGGACAAGGCATCAGTTTACTATTTAAAGGCAAATTCTTAATAATATTATTAGTAGCTACGGAAGGATCAATTTCATCATAAACATTACCATCATTATCTCTCATTAGGTCATCGTGACGAAGTAATCCAGATTCGGGTCTAAAGTACATTCTCACATCTGAAGTCTCATTATGCGTACCCTTCACAACAATCGTAGGTTTATATCTATCATACGGTCTTTCCGTACTATCATTATAACTACAGTATCCACGCATTGCAGATCTCTTACCTTTATTGCTTGGATATAAGTAACAATAAAAGTCAAGATATGCCTGCTGGTTGGTACTAGTATCATATGAACTATTTCTACCTATCGTGGTGGCCCCACCTAAGAAGACTTTATCCAAATCAAAGACATTGGTTTCAAAATTATGCCAGAACCAAGTTGTCGTTGTATTACCACTTATAGTTGATGCAGAAACTGTAGGATAATCAAATCCAAATACTACAAAGTTTGGATCAATACCAGATTTCCATACTCTCAAGTTAAGTTCAAAACTTGTGTAATTGGTATTGAGAGTGCAAAGTGTTTTGTTACTATTCTGATATGTCCATCCATTACCATTTGCTAAGGCCCCATAAGTGTAAGTACTTGCGTTCTGGTTAATGTCATAACTTCCATGAATCATATCAAGTTTTTCGGATCCGGCTGATCGGTACGGTAATCCTTTATGTCCTTTATAGTCTATAGAACTACTTGGATCACCATTAGATACCCAGTTGGGAAAAGCTGCATGATTATCTGTCGGATGATACCCACTACACTGACTGTTGAGTAAATTATACGAACTATTAAACGCTAGGAAGTGATACGTAGTTCCATACTTTTTGTTTGGATTAATATCTTGTTTCCAAACTGCAGTCCCATAGTTATAAGTACTGAAGTTCAAGAACTCTGTGGTAGATCCATAACTTACACTAGTGATTCCAGCAGAGTCTCTTTGTAAGACATTAACTACAATTTGTTCTTCTACATTTTCATGAGAATAATAGTTTCTAGTTAACCAATAAGTTCCACGTTCTCCCCACTTTGGTGTCCAACTTCTAGTTTGAGTATTTTCAACACCATTAATACCAAAAGAGGCTACTTTATCTCTAAAGTTGGGCTGCTGAGATACGTACTTATTTGTTAAGTGGTAATCCTCATAAGTAGAACTTTCACTACCAGTAGAATTTTTAAATATTAAAGTGTCACCTTCATAAATTGTATAGGCTAATCCAGAACTAATCCCCTGATATCCGTTAATATCATAACCTTCACTAACGTGATTATTGCCACCAG